CTTCTTGCCAGCCTTCTTCATTGGCTTGCCTGACTTCTTGGCTTCCATCTTTGCCATTGCCATACCTTTTGCTGTGTATGGAAATTCCTTCATTCCTACTTTTGGCATTTTATACTCCCAGTTCTTTCATTACTTCAGCGGATTTGTGGTTTATATCTTTTGCCTTAGGCATTGTGTCAGCGTCATACGCTCTACCCAATGTCTCTGAGGCTTTGTGTGCTTCCTCTACGTGGCGCATTGTGGTTCCTGCTGGCTGTATACCTTGCGCTCTTGCGTCTCGGTAAGCAGACAATTCAGAGTTCCACTTCTTGTCTGGTATATCTCTGGATGCGTCTCCAGTACCCAGTTCAAGAGTTCCTATTTTACAACCGAAGCAACCTTCTACATATTCAGGATGCTTCTGTATTCTGTGCATATTCATATGTCCCTTTATTGTGCTACAAAATTGCTTTCTGTTACACCAACTCCACCAGCAATAAGCGCTGCCTTAGTTGCATCATCTACGGTGTGTTCATAACCACCGCGATAAACTTCTTCGTAGTCTTCTAGGTCTTCGTCTACTGGGTAGCGAATTTCTGAGTATGTTCCCCCAGATTTTACGATTGTAATTCCTTTGCGTAACTTGGCAAAGTAAAACAAGCGATGTCCACCAGATGGGCCTTCAAGCACATATGGTGTGGTGAATGTATAGTTTGCCATAGTTCTCCTTAATGAACTTACTGATGAGGCTAGGTTTCCCTAGCCCCACCCGTCAATCAATTAAGCGATTGATGAACCTGACTCAATACGGAAGAGTGCCTCTTCGCGGTAGCGAGCAAAGCCGAGTACGCCGTACCAACCCATTGGGCGGTGACGCATCAACTTGTCAACGACTGGGCCGATGACTACGTGTGGTTCTTCGGCAACGGCTTCTGCCATTGCTTGCTGTCCTGCAAGGATTGTGCGGTACACCTTTGCAGATGAAGCACCATCAGTTGCATTGTAAAGACGTGGAGACTCTACGAAGTATGCACCTTCGTATGTTCCGATTTCTCCTGCCCAGATGCGGTCTTGTGCAGAACCGTACTGGTTTGGAAGAAGCCATCCTGCTGAACCTGTCTCAGCGCGGAGGTCGTGTGAAACTTCTGGGTGGATACCAGCCCAGTAGAGTGAACCCTTGCGAGCAGTTGTCTTGTTAGCGCGAAGTTTTGCAACTGCGCGGCGGATGTTTGCAGATGAGATTGTTGCTGCTGCTGTTACTGTTGCTGTTGATGTTGCAGTTGAACCTGAGTAGATGACGTTTGTGCCACCACGTAGGGTTGTCATTGCAACTGCGTCAATAGAATCAGCAAGGTTGAATGCGATGATGTTAGCGATTGCTGGGTCTACATCAGCAAGGCTGAAGAGTTCCAACGCACGTGTTACAAGAACAGAGTTACCGTACTCGTTAAGAGTAATGGTTACAGATGTTGGTGTAGACATTGCTACTGCATCTGGGTCTGTTGTTTCTGTGAGTGCTGTTGTTGCAGCAGCCAAGTCAACGTAACGTTGTAGAACAACTGTTGAACCTGGGATTGATTGGTTGGTTGGGCGCTTGTCAGCAACTGAACGAATGAGTGGCTCTGAGCGGAGTGCGAACTCCAAGAGACGGTCATAAGCCTTTTGTACTAGACCAGCACCACCAGCGGTTCCTCCGAGCGAGTCGGAGGCTGTTGATACGTATGCCATTTAGGTTTATTCCTTTTTAGTAGTTAGAAACTATGATTATGATTGTGAGCGAAGAATAGAAAGAATCTCATCTGCAGATTCTGCATTGTTGAGTCTCTGTTCTAGGTTCTCTGCTCGGTCAGGTGTTATTGCACCTTGCGTGAGAGTGTCCTGCTGGCGTAATGCAGCGCGGTCAATATCACTTACTGCAGGTGCGTCCTGGTTCACAGTTAATCCGAACAAGTCTCCGTTATCTTCAAGCCAGTTATTAACTGACTCTTCGGTAACATCGTCTAGGTCTTTCAGGATTAAGCGTTGTGCCTTAGGATTTACACCTTTCTTGTCTAGGACTTCTTTGACGGTACGCTCACGCTGCGACTTGGTTAGTCCCTCAAGTTGCTCAGTCAGTTCTTTGATACGTTTCTCGTCATTACGTTTGGCTTTCCGTAACTTCTTTAAGAGGTCACTTCCGTCCATCTGTGTTTCAGATACATCAGTATCTAGGTCGTCTTCGTCTTCATCCCAGTAGTTGTTGCTCATAGCAACCATCCACCCTTCTCTATTAGTTAGTTCGCAAGCCTCAGGTTCCAATCGGGGAATCGGTCTGGCTCTTGCTACCAGTCTTATACGCTGACGGGGCTGGTGTGTCCGTTCAGGATTCTATTTGTTTAGATTGCGCCTCTAGTTTGTGACGCTAGGCTTGCCTTGCTAGTTCCAGCGGAACCTCCAAAGCGTGCCTGTTCTTCTGCGGTAAGTGCTTGACGCGCACGCTTTGCGGATGCAAGTCCCTGGAATGCTTCCTGCTCTGCCTGTAGTTGTCCGTATTGCTGTCCACTTGCGGAGATGCTTGTTAGGAAACTACCTCTAGGAGTTACATCTGCTACCTGCTCAAAACCTTCACGAGCCTTAGCCTGTGTAACACCAAGATTTGCTAGCGTTTCTGCACCCATTAATATGTTTGTCTTACCTGCTGCAGTCTTAATGCCCTGCGCTAATGCAGCACCACCAATTTCAGCAATCTGAATCTTGCGCTGTAGCGCTGGTAAACCTTCTGCTGGGTCTAATACTGCACCAACAATGTCTGCTTGGTTAAGCATTGGATAGTATTCAGCCAATGCTTTCTTAGTATCTGGGTCAGCATTCTGTACGCGGTTGATAGCAATACCCACACGGTCTGATACTTCAGTTGCTGAGATGTCATTAGATATGAACTGGCTTAGTTTTTCCTTGCTTGCAAGGTTAGATACGCCGTAACTCTTTAATACTTCTGTGTATGAGCGCTCTGCGCGTAGGTATTCTGCTGGGCTTAGTACTGATTTGCCAGCCGCTGCGCGGGCTTTGTTTGCAGGAAAGCGCATCTGAAATGCTACAGCCAATGGGTCTGTGCTGTTAGGGTCTTGCATAATAAGTTCAATAGTGTCTGCTGAATAACCTTTTACAACAGCGTTAGTGACCGCATCCCCTAAGTCACCAATACCATAGGAAGAAAGAAGCGCTTTAATAGCAGCAACCGAATCAACCTGAGTCTTTGTTATGCCAGTATTCAAATCATTTGGTAGGTTAACTGGAGGAACTGGAGCAGTTGGAGCAACTGGCCCAACAAAACCTGGTTCGCCTGGTTGAACTGGTGTAGTTGTAAGTGTTGGCTTAAATGATGCTGGTAATGGTGTACCAATAACTGGTGCAGTTGCGGCAGTCCTGGCTGTAGCCGCCGCCGCGTTTAGCCGAGACTGATTTACTGCAGCATTGGCTGCCCTTCTTTCAGCGGCAGTCATTCCTGGTTCATATGCAATAGCCATTAGCCAACCAATCCGAACATCTTGGCAATACTATTTGCCACATTGGACATAGAATCCTGTGCGTTCTTTGTAAAGCGCCACTTAGGGTCTTGACGTAGTGAGACTTCATAGTCGTACAAGTTCATTAAATTCTTAGGGTCTTTAGCCACACCCTGCAAAGTCTTTATATCAATCATATCTGGGTCTTCTTCAAGAACATTTGCACGAGTCTGAATGTATGGGCTAAGCAGTTGCTTAACTGTGTAGCCTCTATCAATCTTGTCTGCTAAAGCGGGGAAGTATGTCTTTGCCTGTAAGTTAATCAGGTTAAGGTTTGCATTTAACCTCTCAGGGTTAAGAGTTACCTCGGTTACGGTACTCATCAAAGCCTTCTGGTTAAATGGGATACCGTTCTCCGAGTATGCCTTCTTAAGGTTAGTTAAGTTAGCCCCAAAGTTACCTTTTTGTAGGGCAGCGGCAGCCTTAACGTCACCGTTCTGGGCTGCTTCTGTAAGGCTTACAGCGTACTGATTAAGGTACTTATTAAGGATGTTCTCACGTTCTTGAGCGGACACACCCTGAATGATTATATCTGTGCCACTCTTGCCTTTAATGCGCTGAGTAGAGCGACCAGCCTGACGACCTTGAAGTTCTGCCGTGAACTGTGCTATAAGTTTCTTAGGTGCGCTAACACCGAATGCTGCTTCAAATGCTTTAGTAAATTCAGCAGTTGTTTCAGCGGTGCTAGATACACTTGCGTATGGCTGAGTATCCCCAGTAAATGTTATTGGAGTATTGTTAACTTGAGACTCTGCGGTTGGAGTATCGCTTGCAGAATCTTGAACCATCTTAGGGTCTTGTCCCTTAGGTGGCTTTTCGTTTGGCATCTTAGGGTCTGGATACCAGGCGACTTTACCATCGCCATTTTTATCTTGGTAACTACCTGCCACCTTAATCTCCAATCAATGGTTCAATAACCGAATAAAAGAATGTTCTTGCATTTTCATTATCTTTAGTCATATTCAAGATGACATCTCTTGCATCAGCCTTGACGTTTTTCTTAAACTCATTGGCATTATCTGATGAGCCAACTACTCTTTGGAGAGTATTATTCATCTTGTCAAACTCGCTAAGCATTGCTCCGAATGTATCCCCAAGTTCCTTATTAGGAGACTTGCCTGAAGATAACAATGAACGCATATCGTTGATTACTTCAACTCTACGCTTATTGCTTTCAGCATTAGGTGTTACTTGTAGAGCCAGTAGTGGGTATGCTATAAACAGCCCCTTCTTGCGTACATCAAGTTCATTTCTATAGTAACGGCGACCTGCTACTGTAGGTTCTGCTGCAATCAAAGCGTTGTATTCATCGCTGAGTGCATAGAAAGCCATACGGGCATTAGTAGTAGCAACCTCACGAATGAAGTTCTTTTTACCTTTTTCAACCTTAGGGTCAAGTGGCTTATTTGAAATATAGCCTTGCTTCTTTAGGTAAGAGTAAGATGCTAAGTCAGATGTTCCACCTGTTGGGATAAAGAATGAGCCAGCATCTACGTGTTCAGTTAGCAACTTCTGGTTCTTGCGAACAAACTCTTCTGCCTCAATGGTCTTGCGGA